TGCGTCGAGATCAGTGCCCAAAGGCATTGTCAAGGCAACGGCTGCGCCAGTATAAGTGATGATACCGGTTGCCAATTCAGCGGCGGTCAGAGTGGCCGCTGCTGTTTTAGCTACTGGTGCTTGTTGAGTGCCGAGGATAACCTCGTTTAGATTGCCGTCGCCAAGCTGATAGCCGCCTGCGCCATTTGGAAGTGCCATGATGAAATTCCTTTAAAAAGTTTAGAAGAGGGGGCTTGCGCCCCCACTCTGTTTAACCCCACATACGGACGGCTGTGACCGGACGGATCGCGTTGAAGCCATACAACACGTCAATACGGCAAGGCATACGGTCGTTGTTGATATCGTACTGACGCACGATACGCAGCGAAATACCGTTGTGGACTTGGCGTGAAGCCATGTCTACGCCTTGTGGCAACAGCAAGTCAGCAGTCGCAAGCGTGATCGCATCTTTGTGATAGATCAAGTTTTGCGGGTATGTTGTTGCTGAACCACCCAAGAACGTCAGCGCGGCGCTGGCTGCGGGGAACGAATCCACGGTGGCCAAAGCGTTAGCTGGTGTGTAAATGGCTGGGCTGATTGACAGCGTTGCAGTTGTGCTTGACGACACAGTTACGTCGGCGGTTACAACAAACTGTTGCAGCGAACCAGTTGACTGACGGGTTTGTGGGTTGACTGCATACACGCCAGCGATAGTGAACACGTCACCAATCTTGAACGTGGGCGAGCCGCTTGTGAAGCTGATGGCAAGAGTTGAGGCGCCTTGAGTTGACACAGCAGTTGCAACGATCGGAGCAGTTGGTGTAACACCAGTTGTGTGCTGAACAATCGACTGCGACATATTGATCTCGTCTAAGCCCAATACGCCTTCGCCCATCATACCGTTCTTGAACTGACGGCTGATAGTACCAGTTGGGTTAAACAGACCTTTCAAGCCCTCGACCAAACCGGCGTTGGCGGCTGGGTTAACAGTCGCATAACGTGGGTTCATGGGTGTGGCAAACTCGTTTAACTTTTGTTGTGCTTGGAGCAGAACCAAAGAAGTTGAAGGAGTTGTACCAGGTGTACCCACCGAGTTGTAAATGCCTTTGTAGGCGGTTGCAACGTCAGCGTCAACGCTTGATGCCAATTGTGAAACGCGAGGCTTGAGAACGCGCTCTGCGAAGTCATCCAACTGCATGGTGAGTTCGGCAGACGTGAAGTTCACGCCGATGTGCTTTTGACTTGCGACAGTCAAAGTTGTGTACTGCTCGTTGTCGTCCTGAACTTGCAGGGCGGCACCGTCGGTCACCAGCGCGCGGTCGGGTAAACGAATACGCAGAGTTGAACCGATTTTTGCGCCTTCAACGGCGAATGAATCGTCGTATTGACGATTGATGTTGCGACTGATCACCAAGTTGTTCTCGAGGATTTCGAGGGATTTACGGGTGATCATGTCAATGGTTAGAATGCTATTGGCCATGATAATTTCCTAAAATAAGTTAGCGGAGAATACGCGCTTCGTGCTTCTTTACCTGACGCAATCTTTCGGCCTCAATCCAGTCTGACGTGGACATTGACTTGATAGAGCGTGGATCAGTCGTATCGTAGGCCGGTGAACCGGATGATCGTGCTGATACAGGTGAAATCGGCGCGGGTGCGTTTGAAGTCTTTTTGACCGGTGGGTTTGCGGCTAATTGAGCCTCAATCTTCCCGATCTCTTTGGCTTGCAGGATAGGCGAAAGACGTGAAATCCGTTCAGCTTCACGGGGATTTGCACCTAAGTGGTATGCCACTTCGGGGCCAATATCCGATGCCTGAATGGTTTGGGCCATCACGGTAGTGATTGGTAAATTGGGGTTGTAGGCGACTTGTTCAAAGTCGTCGTACTTAGCCCTAATCTCTTCTTCTTTATCGTGATACGCGTTCAGTATCTCAGTCTGCTGCTTGCGCTGCTCTCGCTCGGCTAGTTTTTGCTCTGCACGTTGTTCTGCCAATGCTTCGACATACTCTTCGTTTGAAGCAAACTGCTCGGGCGTGACCGGCACTTGCGGCACTTGAGGTGCTTGTTGCGCGCGTTCCCTTTCCCACTTTCGCTGCTCGCGTGCGAGCCGCTTGCCGATGGCTGCGTCTAATTCCTCTTGTGAAAAGGTCTTAGGTGCTGCTTCGGGTACTTCCGGCGCTTGTACTTCAACTACCGGTTCTGCCGTAACTTCCGGTGTTGGCGCGGGCACTTCCGCTTGGCTTACTTCGTCTGACATTTGTGTTTCCTAAGAAACCCTGGTGGATCGCACCAGTACGATTAGTATATTACTTAGGTTCTGCTGGTGCAACATAATTCGGATCGTGTTCCCAAACCACAGGAGGCAAGGCAGCTAACTGCTCAATCGTTGTGCAGCCGTTAATCGCAATCACTTGGGCGTTGCATTGAGTGCGGATATCTTCACGCCATGTATTCCATGCGGGAGGGATTAAAGATTTGGTTTCGTAGCCTTTAATGACCATCCAATCTGAGGGCTGCAAGATTGAGTACGCTTGCGCTTGCACAGCGTTGACCGCTTGCATTTGGCACTCAAACAAGTCTTTAGGCGTAGCGGTGTAGTTGATCTCAACGACTGTGCCGGTGTAGACAGGCGCGTCTTGGCTAATCCAGTAGTATTGACTTGAAGGCTGTGAGCCGTACACCACATCGACCATGCCAATAGCCGCTTTTTCTTCGGGGCTAGACAGGTTGCACCAGTTGTTGGCGTACTGAAGTCCATCCCACTCAAAGGCTGTGCCAGCGGGTACTAGGAGGGCGATAAGATTATTTTGGATAATGGCGAACATTTGTTTTCCTTAACGAGCCAAGCTATTGCGAAATGGCGTTTCTGCAAACGCAGCGTATATTGGGTTGAGCGAGTAACCAGCCCAAGACCCTCTCACTTTAAAACCATTAGAAAGAAAGTCGATTTGAATAACTGAAGTTGTGTATTCTGCGCCGCTATTATCAGGATTAAGCAAAGCTGTTGCTACGTTATAAGGGTCTCTTGCGGTATCTTGCACAATCCAATTTCCGCCAGCGCCGCTTGTAGGTTTAATCATTACAAACTTTGGTCTAAACCCTGTATAAACAAAAGTGTTGTCAGAAGTGCCGTTTCCAACGAAGCTACCAAACGCTGAGTATCCTGCTATGGGTGTCCAGCAGTAGGACACCATTGTTTGTGCGCTGCTGTTGATGTTTGAGTTTGTACCAACGCTAAATACAGATGATGTTGGCAATGTGCTATTCCACATAGCCGCAAGTGAATTTGATGCGTTTGTTAGATTTAAATAAATATACCCAAGTGCGCCTAATGATGTATGCCAACTAATCCAATTGTCAGCCGCATTGCGAGGCTTGTTAATAATCAGTTGCGGCGCAACACCTAACCCATGCCCAACAGTCGCATTAGCACCCGTACCTGTCCAAGTCACCACACTAAACCCAGCAGACGCATTCACGCTCACAGTCGATGTGATTGAGCCGCTTGTGTTGCTTGATGTTGAGCCTTGCCCTGCTTGCCATTGCCAACCAACATATGAATCAGGTGAACTATTAGTAGACCCTGTTGGCGATACGTTTGTATCAAGACTAAAACCATTACTGTTTAATGATGTAATTCCAGTAGCTGATGTTTGTTCAGCATTTGTTAAAGATGAAAATAATTGCTTAGTAACACCACGCACAGAATCAGTTAAAACGTGCTGAGATGCAGTCGAACGATTTTTAATCCATACCAAGTCTGGCTTGAACGCACCCGCATTGGTCACAGTTTGCGTTGAACTGTTACCCGTATACAACGTAGCATCCATCACCTTGTTACCCGCCAAGATGGTGCTGTTAGGCAAGTTGTATGTGTTCAGGGCTACGAAGCCTGTGGGGGGTGTGTAGGTGAAGGGTTGTTGACCAAAATTCCATTGCAAACCATTTCCCGCTGACCCCGCTGACCAACCGTAAAATTTATACGCGCCCGTTAAACTAGAAAAAGCAACGCCTTGGCTGACGTTATTTTTATAAAACGTGATGTTCCCGCCGCCAATTGCTATACCAATTACATCACCTGCGGTAAATGTTGCGCCGTAAGACGAACCCGTACTGCTAGTAAACTTTTGTCCGTTTGAATAGTAAGCAAGTCTAGTTGTATTGGCTGTTGTCGTACCGCCGGTAAACGATGACGCAGACGCAATACCCACCCCATACCCTGCGTCTACAGTCACTTCGCAATAAAAATTGTACGCAGAAATATCAGGAGTGGAAATTGAACTTGCTACTTGATAGCCTGTACCGGAGCTATCCGAAAACTTTAAATTACCGTTTGAAACGCCAGCAGAATAAGAATCCAACGGATTCAACACAGCAAAGTTAGCCGCCGTAGCACTTGTCAGCGTAGGCACATCCGTCATGGAGTCGTATGTCACACCAGCCGTTACGCTGATGTTGTTGGGTGTCCAGTTGTTACCGTTGCCTGAACTGTCTTTACCGATAGCAACAGCAGTAGCAGCAGAGTTGTCCGTGAATTGCAACTCAAAACCGTTTGTTCCGTATGTGCCGCTAAATGCTTTAGGCTTCCATACTCCGGTTATTGTGTCTGTTTCGCCAAAGGATGATGGGGTTAGGGCTTGACCGTCAATGAAGTTGACTTCGGTTAGGTAGCCGTCAAAGTAATATGGAGTTGAAAAAGGATTCCATGAGCCAACACTTGCTACAGATCCGGAAGTATTAAAGTATGTATTTGAATTTTGTGACGGATAATTAGAAACAGAAAACGCTGTAACTTGACTACCGTTTACATAAACTTTTGTTCTATTTGAAGATGTTGCTTGCGTTGTATCAACGGCAACAACAATATGATACCAAGCAGACGGATCACGAAAAACTTGTGTCGTTGTTAACGCTGTTGTACCTGAAGCATAAGCATCATAAATTGTTAAAGCATTTCCTGCATCAAATTCAACCATCCAATAATTACTTGCACCTGAATTGGTTGCTCCAATCAAGCCTTGTCTTGACCCTAAAACACCTAGCTTAACCCAAAAGCTAACAGTAAATATTTTGTTGTTTGTTGGTGTGCCAACAGTCCGATTCAAATACGCACTCGCACTAGACCTAAACCGCAGCGAGCGAGTTAGGTTGTAGCCACCAGCGGAAGGAGCCGCAGTTTTTGATGCACTAAACATTAGTAATTCTGCCCAAAAATTGCACCGTAAGTATTAGTGCCATCTTGATAGAAGTTAAAAATATCAATCTTTCCTGTCGCACTTGTCGGCGTTGGCGTTGTGCCACCCGCCCACTTCAATGTGCTACCACCCGCCCAAGTCAATGAATCAGCCGCAGCATACGACACAATGATTGTGAAGCTCTTGCCGCTTACGCTTGATGGCAACGTGATGGTTGTAGAGCCAGACGTTGTGATCTTTTGAATTGTGCCGTTTGTTAAAGCAACCGTTGTATT